CTCGTGGTGATAGTGAGGACTTTACAACATTCTGTATTATAGATTTTGATGAGAGAGAACAGGTACTAGAGTATTTGGGTAAGGTACCACCTGATGTTGCCGCTGAAGTCGCGTTTAAATGGGCAACTATGTATTCCGCGTTTGTTGTAATTGATATCACTGGAGGTATGGGGGTTTCTACCGCTCGTAAACTTCAGGAAATGAATTATAAGGATTTGTATGTTGACGGTACAAACGCGGCCGACAAATGGAAATATAACCCAAAGGCAATGGAAAAGATACCAGGTCTTAACTTTAACTCAAAGCGTGTTCAAATTGTTGCGGCTTTTGAGGAAGCGTTAAGACATAACTTTATTGTTCGTTCTTCTCGTTTAATGAATGAATTAAATACTTTTGTTTATATAAATGGGAGACCTGACCATATTAAAGGTCAACACGACGACCTTATTATGGCTATGGCGATGGCTATTTACGTGGGAGAAAGTTCATTTACTCAGCTTGAAAAGGTAACTGAACAAACTAAAGCAATGATGGAAAGTTGGATGGTTAATGAAACACCTGTTAAAAACACGTCAAGAGATTTTAACCCTGGTTTACCTGTAATGCCAAATAATGACCATAGGAGACCTGGTGGTATAACAAAGACTGATTATGAACAATATAGTTGGTTATTTGGTGGAAACAAAAGATAATCTTTAATAAAAAGATTTATCTTTTATATTTATGAAAAAAACGGTATGTCTGAACAAAACTATACAATATGGCAAAGACTAGGTAAGGTATTTGGACCTGACTCTACTTTAGACCAGCAATCACCTGTTTTTAAATTTGATAAAAAAGAAATTTTAAAAACACGAGACAAAAGAGAATACGAAAGAGAAAAGTTACAAGCACAACAAAATTTGTATCTTGGACAACAGTGGCAAAAAATTGAGAATAATCTTTATTCTCAATCTGTATATTATGAACCAACTCGATTAGCTTCTTTTTATGATTATGAAAGTATGGAGTATACTCCTGAAATTTCGGCAGCTTTAGACATATACGCAGAAGAGTCAACAACACCAGACGAAGACGGTTATATATTACAGATTTATTCAGAAAGTAAGAGAGTAAAAACAATATTGGCAGATTTATTTAACAATAAGTTAGATATTAATGTAAATTTACCTATGTGGATTAGAAACACTTGTAAATACGGTGATAATTTTGTTTATCTAAAATTAGACCCTGATAAAGGTGTTATGGGTGCACAACAATTACCTAATATTGAAATAAGTAGACAAGAAAGAGGTATGAAAATCAAACCAGATAGAAATACTTCTGATACAGACGCAGACTCTCTAAAGTTTTTGTGGCAAAATAAAGATATGTCTTTTAATACTTGGGAAATTGCTCACTTTAGGTTACTCGGTGATGACAGAAAATTACCTTATGGTACGTCCATGTTAGAAAAAGGAAGAAGAATATGGAAACAACTTATACTCGCAGAAGACGCTATGTTAATATATAGAACGTCAAGAGCACCTGAAAGAAGAGTATTTAAAGTGTTTGTTGGAAACATGGATGATAAAGATGTCGAACCATACGTAAACAGAGTAGCAAACAAATTTAAAAGAGACCAAATAGCAGACCCAGCCAACGGTAATGTCGATTTGAGGTTTAATCAAATGGCTGTAGATCAAGACTACTTTATTCCCGTCAGAGACCCAAACGCTCCAAGTCCTATCGATACATTACCAGGTGCACAAAATTTGTCTGAAATTGCAGATATTGAGTATATTCAAAAGAAACTGTTAACCGCCCTTAGAGTACCTAAAGCATTCTTGGGGTTTGAGGAGGTTGTTGGTGATGGTAAAAACTTAGCGTTACAGGATATTAGATTTGCGAGAACTATTAATAGAATACAAAAATCTATAGTTCAGGAATTAAATAAAATTGCAATAATTCATTTATATCTTTTAGGTTTTGAGGATGAGTTATATAACTTTACTTTAGGTTTAACTAATCCGTCAACACAAGCCGATTTATTAAAAGTCGAACAATGGCAACAAAAAATTCAACTATATAGAGATTCGGTTACTGATCCAGGTAATGGTATATTACCTGTTTCTTCATCTTGGGCTAAGAAACATATATTAGGATTTAGTGATGAAGAGGTTAAATTGGATTTACAACAACAACGTATTGAAAAAGCAGTAGCAGGTGAATTAGAAAAAACAGGTGAGGTCATTAGTAAGACGGGAATATTTAGTACTTTAGATAAATTGTACGGAACTAAACCAACTGAAGGGGGTGATTCTACAGGAGACTCAGGTGTAGACTCAGGTGGAGACTTAGGTGGAGACTCAGGTGGAGACTTAGGTGGAGACTTAGGTGGAGACTTAGGTGGAGGATTAGGTGGTGACTTAGGTGGTGACACTGCGGCACCTGAAGGAGATGCTGGTGGAGATATAACACCTGAATCTTTTATAAATGATAAAGATTTAAATTTACTACTTGAAGAGGATATGATTGAGGGTAATTCGTTTATCGATTTATCAAAAGGTAAACAATCTTTAGGAGAAATGGAAACAAAATTAGACAATTTACTTAGAGACTAATATTTATATAAAAAAACAAAATGATTAGATTCGGAAATATAAAGTCTAGATTTGAGTCTTTATTTGTAGAGAGTTATAAAAAACCCTCATTTAAAGAAAATTTAAATTTCTTTAAAAAGAATATTATGTCTAATAATGTTTTGAGAGAAACTTACTATATATATGATGAAATCTATGGGGGTAAGGGATTTGAAAAAACAAAAAGTGAACTGTACCTAAATGAAACCACTAGAATATTAAAAGAAAAATTAATTTCTGAAAATAATAATTTAAAAAAAATAGATAGTTGGCTTGATAGTAAATTAGGTAAAAAAGTAACTAATTTATATGAGGATTTAGACTGTCAAATCTACGATAAAGACAATTTAAGGTCAGTAGAAAAAATAATTGAAAGTAAGTCTAACTTAATAGACATTATTTCAAAGGTATCAAAACCAAAATCAAATAACCACGTAGGTGTTCCTATTTCATCTACACTAAACATTTCTAATAGAAAACTTAATAAGTATTTAAGTACTTTAGATGAAAGTGTAGTAAGTGAAATTAAAAGAATAACGTCTATTAATCGAGAAGAACTTATTGAAACTATAGATACAAATAGAAATGAGGTAATAAAAAAGTTAGAAGGTAATTTATCATCCAGTAATGACGAGGAGTTAAAAACCAAAATAACCGAAACCATTAATAAACTCAACAGTAGCAAGTACTCTTATTTAACTCTTTATACTATTAAAGAATTAAATGAGAAAATATGAAAGAGTTTATAAATTCAGTATTTGAAGACCAAAACGGACAAAAATCATCTAAGAGAGTAATTGCGTTTTTAGCATTTGTATGTTTAGCAATAGCGTTCCTAATAAGCATGTTTAGAGAAATATCACTCCCAATTTTTATGTGGGATAGTATGATGTATATAGTCGCTGGAGGAATAGGTGTAACTACTATAGAAAAGTTTGCTAAAAAATAAATTTAGTCTGTTCTAAATTTTTTGTTAACGTAAATCGCCTTTTTCTTTTTTTCTCTACGCTTCTTAGATTTTTTGGTGTACTCCTTTCTATCTCTAAGTTCCTTAACCATTTTGGTGTTGTGCACTTTGTTTTTAAGTTCTTTTAGCGCCTTATCGATCTGTTTTTTATTTCTGACTTTTACTATTAACATTAAGAGTATCCTTTTTTATAAATATAATCTTTTTGACATATTACATATAATATCGTATATTTTTATTAAAAATAAATAAACGATAGAGACATGAAATTTAATGAAAAAAGGAAAAACATCAAAAGTAACTTTATTCAAAGATGCTAAAACGTATTACGGAACTGTAGACTCAAAGAACTTTAAAAGTTTATATATCGTAATTCAAACTTGGGTGGAACCAATAAAAGAATTCGAGAATTGGGATAGGGCCAATGGAGTATTGACTAGACAAATTAAACATACTTTAATGGAGGTAATAAACAATGAGTACTTTGAAAAACATACAATAGTAGATTTAGATTTGAGGAGTAGTGGAATTAAAATAGGTAAAAAAAGTTTTATGAATTTGGAAATCACTTTGTTCGTTAAAAACAATCCTGATTTTAAGTCTTTAGAACTAAGAAACCACATAAAAAAAATTATTAAATCTGTATATTTAGATAATATTAAATCTATAGGTTATTTTATAACAAGTAAAAATAAAACCATTAAAAAACAACCTAATTACATATAATCTATATTTATAAAGAAAGTTATAGTATGAAAGTATTAGGACCTAAAGATACCGGTAAAGGTATATTAGTCGAATGGGACGCAGGATTTATAGATCCAAAAGATAAAAGAAACATAAAAGTTATCGAAGAATCTTACGGAGATTTAGATTACTCTAAACCTTTTGTGTTTTATGCAACATTACAAAAGTACGATACCCCAAACCGAAACGGTAGAATTTATCCTGAAAAAATATTAAAAAGAGAGGCAGAAAAATATCAAGATATAATAAAGAAAGGTCAATCAATATCTGAGTTAAATCACCCCGAATCTTCATTAATAGATTTAGACAGAGTATCACACATAATAAATGAGATGTGGTGGGAAGATAATGTCTTAATGGGTAAGATACAATTATTGACATCTCCAGGTTTCCATAATGGTGGAGTAGTATCTTGTCCTGGTGACCAAGCTGCTAACCTTATGAGACAAGGTGTAACTATGGGTGTATCATCTCGTGGTGTTGGTTCATTAATAAAGAAGGGGGAACAAAACGAGGTTCAGGATGATTTTGAATTAATTTGTTTTGACCTTGTGGCATCTCCGTCCACACCAGGTGCTTACCTATATAAAGATAGGGGTGATAGAATGAAGTACGATGAAAGTGTAGAATCTGAAGATAAAAAAATAACTATTAGTAAAGGTTTAGATAGAAGTGTTGACTTAATGAAAAAATTAACCGATTATTTAGGACACTAAACACTATTAAAAACTTTATAATGGAAGAAAAATTTTTTGTCGCAAAAGTGCAGTATGATTTACCCGATGAAAACTCAGGTAGAATTAAAAAAATAAGAGAAGAAAAATTAGTTAAAGGTTACAATGTTACAGATGTTGAAGCTAAAGTAACTGAAAACTTTAAAGATTTTGTTTATGATTGGAGGATTACTGCCTGTGTTGAAAGTAAAATAGACGAAGTCTACGAGTAATTTCGTTTATAGATACGAAAATTATAAATTTCGCCTCTAAAGGCGAAAAAATTAAAATCGGGTTATCCCGATTTTTTTTTACTTAATGATATAAAAAAAACACTTTTTTAACAAATGATATATTTATATGTAAATAAACAATATTTTACAAAAATAATATGTCAGAAAAAAAATCATTAGTAGAAGAGGCATTATTGCAAATGGAAGATTTGCAAGAAGCTCTTACTGAAAATGCAAAAGGAATACTTGCTTCTACCATGAAGGAAGAAATCAGTGAATTAGTAAAAGAATCTTTTGTCGAAGAACCAGGAAAAGACGAGGTTGAAGACTCTGAAACAGAAATGACTGAACAATTAGATGTTGAGGACATGGAAGATGAAGATGAAATGGTAGATGACATGTCAGATGACGACTTAGAAGACTTAGATCTTTTAGATGTTGATGATATGTCAGATAACGAGTTAGGTGATGAGGGAGAAATGGAAATGGACCTTGACTTACCTGATGAACTCGAAGTCGAAGACGGAGAAGAATTACTACCTTTAGACTTAACAGGTGCATCAGATGATGATGTATTGAAAGTATTTAAAGCTATGGGTGAAAAGGACGGTATTATCGTTACTCAAGATGATGACGATATTCAATTAACCGACACTGAAACTGATAGTGAGTACATAATACAAATGGAGTCTGAAGAATCTGACGAAGTAATTTCAGATGAAGACCTCAACAATGAGGAAATCGAAGAAGAGGTCATCTATGAAATTGAATTAGATGATGAAACTACAGAAGAGTGGAACGAAGGTAAAAACCTAGATAGAAGAGAAGATTCATTAGAAAAAGAGACAACTGAAGAATACTCTGAAGAAGAGGAAGTCAAAGAAGAAATGTCTGAAGAAGAAGAAACTGAAGGAGATGAAACTGCAGAAGAATACTCCGAAGGTGAAGAAGAAGGTGAAGTTGCTGAAAGAAGTCACGCTAAGTTAAGAAGACAAGTTAGAAGGTCTGAACCAACTGAGAGATATGCTAAGCGCTTAACAAGAAATAACGAATCTGAAAACAAAAATTTAAAAGATGAGGTACAACAATTAAGAGAAAAGAATGAAGAGTACCGTAAGGCACTAAACGTCTTTAGAGAAAAACTTAATGAAGTTGCTGTCTTTAATTCGAACTTGGCTTACGCCACAAGACTATTCACAGAAAATTCAACCACTAAGAAAGAGAAAATAAATATCTTAAGAAGATTCGATTCTGTTGAATCTTTAAAAGAGTCTAAGTCTCTATACAAAACTCTTAAAGAAGAGTTAGGAAGTAAGGAACAGGAAGTTGTTACAGAAACAGTTAACAGAAAAATCAACAGTACACCAACTAAAGGTTCCTCAACTAATTTAATAGAGAGTAAGACTTATGAAAATCCTCAATTCCAAAGAGTTAGGGATTTAATGAATAAAATAAAATAATTTTAAAATAATACTAAAATGGGAGCATTATTAGAATCAGGTCTCGTTGGTAACATCGGTCTTAAGCACCTTAAGGTTATCAAGGAAGACACAATAAATAAGTGGGACAAGTTAGGGTTCCTCGAAGGCTTAAAAGGCCACGTAAAAGAAAATATGGCGCAGTTGTATGAAAACCAAGCGTCTCATTTGATAAACGAAGCAGCATCATCTGACAG